CAGAAGCTTCGATAGTTAATATTTCATCTGTTTGATGAATATCAATATCTTCTTTAGCAAAACCTGCTAAAGCTATTTCTATAATGTATTTATTTTCAGATTCCTTTTTAATATTATAAAAAGGATAACTTGGTTTAGATGTTAACCAATTGTCTCGTCCATCGAAAAATGGATCAAAACCGATTGATGTATTTAGGAAAGTATTTAGTAGATTTGTCATAATAACCTCCGTGTTAGACAGTTAGTTTATGGGTCCTTCCTAAAGCAACCCACCGTTAATATAGTAATAATTTAAATTAATTCAAGAATAAATTAAATAATCCCGTTAGTGTCAGGATTGTTGTAAATGCGCCGCCGATAATCCAATATAAAAGACGATCTGTTTTCTTTTCAATGTCTTCTATTTTAGAATTTACTTTTTCAATATCTCTATGTAAATGATTGATGTCTTTTTTCACGCCTTCTATGTGTCCATATAATGCCATTAAATGTTCCCCTGTATCTTCTGGATGTTTGCCGTTAGCCATTAGAATTCAACCCCCGCTGAATAAAAAACCCAATAGTTTGATACTATCTGACCGCCCAAATAAATCATTATACTAAACCTCTTGATCTTAATCTAATTTGTTTTTCTTCTTCTGATAATAACGCATTTTCTGTTGCAGTCAAACCTTGATTCATGACCCCTGAAGCCGGAAGCGCTGCAGTCTGTACCACTTGTTGATTAGGCATTGGTGTAGGTGGTAATGGTTTTTGTGGAGCTTTACTAAATAAATCTTGTCCAGGTAATGCAAATCTTTTTGGTATAGATTTAATAGTATCAACTGCTTTTTCTAATGCTCTACCAACAAATCCTCTTTCAGGAATCGGATTACCATTTTCATCATATTCAAGTGTTCCATTTTCTTTTAATTTATATGATTCTCTTTCAGGATAATAACCACCTTCAGTCTGTTTTGTTTCTGGATTGTATATTTCCTTAAAGAATTTTTTACCATCATATTTATCTATTACGCTATCTAATTTTGTTTCTGGAAATAAAAAATTACTATTTGTGAAGTAATTATACGTAGGAGAGTCTTCTGAATATTTACTCATTGCTGCCTTTACTTCTTCTATTTTTCTTTCAAATCTAGGTAATGAATAATTAACAGGAGTAAATTCTCCATCCATTAAGTTACTAACTAATTTTTTATTTAAACCAGTTGATTCTAAAATTTCTTCAATTTTATTTTTACTTAAATCTAATAATTGTAAATCTTTTATTGTAATATACATATCTTTTTGAAGTCTAAATGCTTCATCTTGCATCTGTTCAAAAGTATTAACTATATCAGTAGGTGTTTTGTTAACAAAATTTTTAGAAGTATAAAAATTTTCTTTTTCATCAACTGCTCTAAGTAATCTATTTAAAGTAGAAGCAGCATAAGTTAAATCTTTTTTAGCATCAATATTAATAATTCTAACTCCAGCAAATAATGCCAACAATTCATCTCTTAAATTTATAGGTTTACCTCCTCCAGCTAAATCTTTTTCTAGTGCATTTTTAATTTTAGAACCACTAACAAAAGCACCTGGTTGAATACCATCTAAAACATGTTTGAATGATTTATAAAATTTAGCAGTTAAATCATCTGATTCTGTATAAATAGAACCACCTTCTTTTTTCTTACCTGCTCTAGTGGTTACATCTATAAATCTATCATAACCTAGAGGCTCTGATACAAATGGTGATAGAAACGTAAACACGGGTCCACCTTCAGAAAACATCATATCCATTACAAATGCTTCTGTTTCTTGTGGATTTAAATCTTGTTGCTCTGCTTTTGCCATTGCAGCAGAAAAAGGAGCCCATAAACTATCGTACGGACTAAAGTAAGAAAAATTTATAGCTTTACTTTCACCATTTTTCCATTCTTTAATTGCAAGTAAGTTAGAGTTTTTGTTCCATGGAGCTGCACCTGATCTTTTATATGCATCCCATTGTGCACTTGTTGTATTAGTTAATACTTGTGTTAATTCTGTTATTCCTTTTCCTAATCCATAACTTGTCATAATGGCACCTATCATTCTTCTAATTCCCATTTGTCTTATAGCGGGATTAGAATGAGACATTTCTCTTAGACCAATAAATAAAGTATTAGCACCTGTTCTTAATATTTCTGCAGGGAAAGATACAAAGTTTCCTATTGGTGTAACTCTAAGAGCCTGTATAATTGGAGGTACTTTACTATACGTTGGATAAGTATTTCTTAATAAATAAGCAGATGCTTCATCTAAAGCATCATCAAATGTTTTTTTAGTTCCGGTTAATGAATTATTTAAATTAAATTTAGTTCCTGTCATATGTTTCCACCATTCAGCAACTTCGTCTATATTTTTAAAAGCCATTGACAATTGTGATTTACCATATTCATAACCATAATGTTTCCATAAGTTATCACCACCTGAATATAGTTTTGTAACTTTATCTGTTGGAGCCATTTTAAATAATTTATCCATTAATTTATCTGTCGTATTTATTTGATTTTTTTTAATTCCATCCATAATTGCTTTTAACTCAGATGCTACAACGTTTTCATCCCATACACCAAGTCGAACTAATTTTTCCACATATTCATTAAATTCAGTTTCATCTATATTTCTTTTTCCAGCTTTGAAAATATCATCTAATGTAATTTTCATTGCATTTGTTACACTAGCGTTGTGTCCAATATGTCCTTGCATTAAAGCAAAAAACGCAGCTGAAGTTACGTTTCTAACTTGAGTTTGAGGTGAGTAAAGAGTTTTACCCATTTGAACAAGTGATTTTCCACCTATGACAGCTCTCCAAATTGAATTTAACATAAGTTTATTGAAACCTTGAGCTTCACCACTAAAAGCTTGCACATATTCTGGAAGAGCAAATTTACCTTTTAAACTTGATTCCATATCACCTAATCTTGAAACTTTTGTAATCTCTTGTGCAGCAGATTTACCTGCAGCAAGTGCATCATCATATGAATTAAATATCCATCCATTTTTTAAACCAGATGCAGCTATTTTATCTGCAGCTCTTTTATTTGCCATAGTTGCTATCATTTCACCAGTTGTATTCATTATGGATGCTTTTAAATTTTTTTCTTTACCAAGAAGTTTTTGAACTACTTGTGGTAATTCTTCTCCTGTTTGTAAAAATTTATATTTATCACTTCTTAATAGTTTAGTCCCAATTTCCCTTAACGCTTTAAGAGGAACCATACCTTCTGTTCTCCCAATTCTCAAAATTTCATTGACGCTACTTTCAGCCAATAATTGATATGCTTCTTCTGGTTTTAAATTCGGATGAGCTAATCTCGCTGAATCTTTTAAAGCAGGTGATTTCATTATAATTTTACTTAAAAGATATTCTTTAGCATCATCAAAAACTTGTTTAGGGGGCACCCAGTTTTCGTTTCTAAATGTCTCAAAAGATCTAACTAAATATTTTTTAATATCTTTTACATCTGTATTAACTAATTGTTTTGCAAGTTCACTTGATTTTTCACCTTTAGGTAGTGATTTAATTAATTCAGTTCTTTGTTTTATTAATTGATTTTTTAAATCTTTTGCATATGATTGAAGCTCATCGGGTATAGCAGACAATTTTTTTTGATCTACTAAAAATTCTTCTATTAAATCTAAATAATATTTTTGCAAAGGTTTAGATGTAGTTGCTGTGTTGTATTGATCTTCAAAACCTTTTGCTAATCTATATGCTGTATTTTCTATTCCTTCATAAATTTTATCAAATCTTTTTGCTCTACTTTTAATATATAAATTAGCTGTCTCTGAAATACCTTCAATATCTTTTGGCATTTTTCCATAAGATCTAAATCCAGATAAAAAATTATCAAATTTTTTAAGAGATCTCTCTTTTATATCTGAACTTGTTACATCACCTAATCTCCATTGTTTAAATGGAGGTAATTGATATATACCTCTTCTAGCAATTGCTGAAACAATAAGTGGATTAATAACTTTTGTTAAAGCAAGTTCTCCTCCTTTTTCAAGTACTTTAGCTGTTCCTTTAACAGCAGGTGCAATAGCAGGTCTTGATAATAAATAAGACACGGGTCTGACAACAGTGTTGTCAATTCCTTTAGCTCCTAATTTAGCACTTGTTTTTAAAACAGGTCCAAGAGAATATTTATATCCCAATTGAGTTGCTTTACCTATTAAAGGAAAACCACCTCCAACAATTGTTCCTTCAAAACCATATTTAATTTTATTTCTTAATTCTGCTCCAGCTCTTTCCCTACCAGTTAAACCTTCAGTTTTTTCTGGTTCAAAAAATAAAGAAGGTCTATTGGGTTCAGATGCCAGAAAATCTGTAGCTCCAACAATAGTTGCACCTTCAACTGATCTTGTTGCTACGGTAGCTACTTTTTTTAATTTACCTCCAGTAACTGCATTAGCAGCCTTTCTCATTTTTATAACGGGTTTCAATCTACCTACAATTTTTGTAATTAGTGTCCCTGGAATACCATACTGACTTAATACTTCTGTAGCCTTACCTCTTATTGTAGAAGTATCACCCGGATCTTCTATTTCAGCTATTTCATCTAGTTTTGATAGTAAATCTGTATTAGCAGCTAAATCAGTTCCTGCTAATAATAATGAAGCTGTACTATGTTGAAGGTTATATAAACCTTTATCTAAACCTTTTACAATTTCATCTAATCCAGATATATAATCTTTTTCAGGTAATTGTTTCTGTGCTTTTCTAACTAATGATAAAGGATCTTCTTGTCCTGATAAAGCAGCTGCTATTCTTTGATTGGTACCTCCACCCATTCTAAAGTATAAACTTAATATACTTGTAGGCTCTGGAGCTGCAAAAGTTTTAACAGGTTTTTTAGGTTCTGTTCCTTCTTCAATAGCTTTTAAGATAAATTTTTTAGAGTCCTCTACATCTCTAATGTCTCCAGGAAGAGTTTGTAATTCTATTTCTTGTTCTTTATCTTTTAAAAAACGTTCGTAAGCTGTGGCCATTTTAAGCCTCCGCCGGTAATACTAAATTTACGTTATATTTTTTATTAAAATTATTTACATCTTGCTGTGTTGAAATACTAGCAAAATCATTTAGCGCTTCTGCGCTGTTAGACATAAGAGTTACAATATCATTTGTAATTTCTTGAGGTAATCTTGCTCTTAATTGATCAAAACTAATTGGGTTATCACTTTGAGACATGTTTTGTCCTCCACCTTGTACTTCAGTAGCTGGTGGTGTTCCATCTTGAAATCCAATTCTTCCACCATCTTTTACTTGGTCTCTACTACCCACACCTGTTATTAATTCAGTGTTTATAAATTCACGTAAATCTTCAATTGCATCAATTAATAGTTGTCTATCATCTTCACTTTTATATTTACCGGTTCCAGATTTTCTATCTTCATTTAATAAACTTGTCATAGTATTCTGTAGATACTTTTGACCTGGCTTAGAATTAAAAAAAGCATTAACTAATGCTTCTTGATTAGGATCAGTTTTTTGTAAATTATTTAGTTGTATTTGTTTAGTTTGTAATTCATTTGAAAGTTTATTTTTATCAGCTTCCGTTAAATTTTCATTTTGAAGCTGACTTTTTATATTAGCTATTTCAGGAACAAGTTTACCTATTTCATCTTTAATTGCTAAAGCAGCATAACTTTTACCTGAAGTACCAGATAATGCATCTGCTTTTGCTTCTAATAAAGTAGCAAATGCATCAGATTCTGTTACGTAATCTAATTGTTTTCTCTCTTTTACATCTTTTAATAAATTAGTTATAGGTTCTTTAGCTGCTCCAACTGCAGTTCCAATAATACCTCCAGTAGGTCTAGTTGTTGCTAATGCAGGTCCATATTGCAAAAGAAAAGAAGTTAATGGATCATCTAAACCTGATGGTTCTTTTTGTTTTGGCATTCTTTCTTTGAAAGCAAACATTTCAGCTTCTGTTGGAATTATTTTATTTATATAATCCATAGCAGAATTACCTACTCCATCTGGATTAGAATTACCATGCATTTCTCTATCAACAATACCAGTCATGATACCGTTCATATTATTAGTCGGTCCACCTTTTCTGAACATTGGTCTTTTAAATATTCTACTCATATTAAGTAAATGCTCTGTATACTCCAGCCAATGTAGCACCTGCACCCAAAGCAGTTTGTAAAGGTGTTGGAGATGGTTGTGTTTGAGTCTGAGTTGAACCAGGATAACCAGCGATTAATCCAGTGATTCCTGCACCCAGAGCCTGTGTAGCTTGAAGCGGTTGCATCAATTGTTGCTGTGCTAATTGTTGCTGTGCAGCAAGTTCTGCTTGCGCTTGTGATTGTTGTAAACCACCTAAAGTAGTCAATGCAGAAATTTGTTGACCTGCTAACGCTGGAGCTTGTTGAGCTAATTGTATATTTCTTAAATAATCTTGTTGAGCTAAATTTTGTGCTTGACCAAAACCTTGTTGTAATAATTGTGCTTGTAATGCAGCTCTGTTTCTATCTGATGCTGACATATATTCAGCTCTTTGTACACCTTCTCTACCACCACCAAAAGCTCCTGCACTAATTGCTTGTTGAGCTAATGCAGGTAAACCTTTTTGAGCTTGTACATCAAACTCAGCTAAAGTAGTTCCAATAACATCTTGTTGATATGGAGACATATAAGCTTGATAAGCTGTTGGTCCAGTTAATGCAGCTGCTTGTTGTAGATAAGGTTCATATGCACCAAGGCCTCCTGCTTTACCAAGAGCTTGTTGAGTTAATGCACCAAGACCTGCAGTAAATTGTGGTCCATATACTTTTGATAAATCTGCTTCCTTTAATCCACCAGTTACTTGTTGTAATTGTGTAATAAATGGTTTTGCTGCCGCTTCTATAAATTCAGGTGGTTGTTGAACAACCGTTGATACTTCTGCCATTATACTCTCCCGCCTTTTTCTAATTTTTTCATCATATCGTACATACGTTGTGCGCCTTTATTAACGTTGCCGTCTCCCATTCCTCTTACAGCATCTGCTGTAAATACGAATTCATTATTTGATAACATTGCCGGTATGTCATCTGCCTTTTCTTTTACACCAACTGGAGGAATAAATCCACCTGTTTCTCTAAGGTCTAATTCACTAACACCTGCTGGGTTTTCATTCAATGGTAGGTTCATGATTCCGGATGCATTTATAGCATTTTGTTCTGGAGTACCTAATGCAAATCCAGCTCTGCCTCCATTACTAAACAACATTTTAGCTAAAATATCTTCTCTTAGTAAATCTCCTTTAGAACTAGAGTATATTTTATCTTTTAAACCTCCAGATGAAGTAGTTGACCCAGATGGTATATAAACTTTAGTTCCATCCATTAAAGTTATAGTTTTACCACTACCACCAGAATAACCGATTCTACCACCTTCAGCATATCCACCAGCACCTGATGTATATTCAGCAGTATCTCTTTCAACTTGTTGTGCTATAGCTGCTTCTTCATCCTCTGCATCAGCAAAAGTTCTTTGATTTCTATATGCATCAGCTAATTTAATTTTTAAAGCCCCAACGTTTCTTGTAATACCTTCTGGATCACCTTCTTCTTCTGCTTGACCTAATAAAGGAGCTAATAAAGAACCACCTGCAAATATAGTTGCAGTTTTTCCGAAATCACCCATTGCTTTAAATTTATCTACACCAGCTGAAAGAAATGATGGTAAACCAAACATTGCATTTTTACCGCCAAAAAATGTACTAGCTCCACCTTTAATTAATGCAGGTGCAAAATTTAATGCAGCTAAGGCTAAAACTGGGTTATCTTTAACTGCACCAGTGACACCTTTAACAGCGCTTTTAACACCTTTAGTAACAGATTTAACTAGGCTACCTAGTCCATACATTTGTCTTGGTTGTTGCATACGTGATATTGCCATAATTATATATTTTAAACTAGTTTAAGGCAGGTATATTAACCTGTAATATCGTACTTTATTTGATTTTTTTATCAACGTCAACACGTTTTAAACTCTCTAATAGATCATAAAATCTACCACAATATTGGTGCTCTCCAACGTGTGTAATGTAGTCTAAAGCATAGATAAATACTTTACCTCCCATATCGGTCCATCGTTGACAAAAACCAAAGTCTTCACCAAAATAACGTTTAGTTTCAGGGTCATGTAAAGTGTCAAATAAATTATAAAAATTTTCTTTTGATACTTCTTTACCATTAAATACCGTAGGCTGATATATCTTTAAATCTGGATATTGTTCAATCATTTTTTCGATAACCTCTCTTTTAATCAACATACATCCTGTAGGAGCATGACTAACCTCTATAACGCCATGTTCCATATTAATTTCTTTATCAACATCTAGTTTTACCGGGAAAGTATATCCTGCTCTCAATAGATCATCTTTAGTTTTTATAGTATCTGTGTTTTTTAATTTTCTCCACATCTTTTCTGTGTCAAGCATTTTCATTGGATATGGACATGCAATAATATCTTTATCCGCACCAATCATTTTAAATATTGTTTTAGCCTCAAAATCTATATCGGAATCAATAAATAATAAATAATCATAGTTATCAGGATGATTTAAAAATTCTGCTACACATAAATTTCTACCTTGTGTAACTAAAGATGATTTTAATAAACTAAAACTAACTAATATATTTTGTTTTACACATTCTATTTGAAACTTCAAAGCAGCTTGTGTGTAGTGCATAGATACATCACTATGACATGGAGTAGCTACCATTATCTTGGCTTTGACTTTATTGTCTAAATTTATTTCAAGAGTATTTGATTCTACTTTATTGTGTTTTATAGTTTGATAAGTATCATTATTGGGTTCAACTGTTTTATCATCAAACCAAATAGGTTTATTGTTTTGCATTAATTGCTCCTTGTAAAAATCTAGTCCAACTAATTGATTTTACTTTCCAATTATAAAATCTGTTTACATAATCTTTCTGCATATTTAAATGATCCCTGAGGCCTGGTTCCTCAAGCGATTGTGCAGCAACTTCAATACCTTGTGCAAACTTACGTGCTAAATTTTTATAATTATTACTGTATGGAATGTACATTAGAAACTCGGCGCCTGTTTCATATATCGCTCCAAAATTAGTAGTTACACAATATAAACCTGCAGCCATTGCTTCTAGTAAAGATATACAAAATGTTTCTTCCCAAATACTTGGATAAACAAATAGTTGATAATCTTTTAAATGTTCTTTAATATATTCGTTCGGTTTATATCCAATATAATTTACATTTGGTAATTGTCTCGCTTGATCATACAATTCATGATACTCGTGATCATTATGATTATAAAAATCTTTACCATACACTTCAGTGGATGAATAAACATCTAAACTAATTAATGGATTTTTAACTAATTGCATTGCACCCAGTAATACACTGAGTCCTCTCCATGGAGTACAGTGATGTATTATTTTTATAGGTTCACCTTTTTTGTAAGGTTCTTTAACCGGTTCAATAGTGTCTACACCATTTTTTATAACTAAACATTTTTCTGTAGGTAGATCAAACATCATTATAAATTTTTCAAAGTTCCAATTAGAATTAAATACATACCAATCATATTTATTATGATTTGATTTATCCTTGAACCATGGAGCCAGATTCTGTTGATCATATGAATTTTTTTGCCAAAGAATATTTATCTTATCTTTTGATAATGGAATCTTTTCAGGTACAGATGTACAAATAGATACTTGATCCAATAACTTTGGATCAACGTGGTTTCTTAAATATTCAAATTGAAGTTCTGTCCCGCCTCTAGGATTTTGGTTTGTCATTGTTTTGATTCATGACTTTCTGTAAAACGTTTAGTCCTTTCGGTGATACTTGAACAGTAAGATCTTGAGCAATATCTGCTGCAGTTGTTTCAGTATTCGGATTTGCTATATCCGCTTCTTTTTCAGCTTCGTCTTTATATACTTTATTAGTTCTAGTATTTCTTAATACTACTGTTGTAGTACAATCAATTCTTAATAAATCTTCGTGTGCCATTATCCGTTTTGATCCTCTCTACTTATTTCTAATATTGATAGTGTAGCACTTATACCAGATGTATCAGAAGTTTCAAGGGCTATTGAATCATTATCTTCTAAAATTAATGGTCCTTTTGCTACATTACAGATTGTAGGCCCTGTAATACTTGCATGTGCTACAATAAAACTAGTTGATGCTGAATTATCGGTAATATGTACTTTAAATGTTTTTGATCCACTAGAGTTTGTAACCTGTACGTTTTGTATAATTGCATTTGCATTACTTGGACAAGTATACGTCGTTACTGCTGTAGTAACTGTTGGATCATAGAATGCGTTTTTATAAAAGTTTGCCATTAATATCCATCCTGTACCAATAATAAATCAAATGAAGCAGAAGCAGAAGAGGTGGAACTTGCTTTTCCAGAAACATAGATATCTGACTTTTGAGGTATTACATTGATTGCATTAAAGATAACGGTTGTTTGACCACCTCTAACATCTAAAAATTGTTTTGTTTGAAACGATGCATTAGCAACATTATTATCTCGTTGTATAAATTTAAATTGCATTTCTTGGTCTTTACCAGATGATATATTCATTGATAGTAAATAACCAGTATAACCTGCAGGTATAGTGTATAGTGTCATAAGTGTTTGTCCATTACCGGCAGTTATAGTTGCAGCAACATCAGATCCACCTGTATAAGTTACAGATATATTTCCAACATTATTTCCAGATGTTCCTGCTGTTTCAACAGACATTCTAAATACTCTTAAAAAAGTTTGTGTGGTCGTAACTGTAGTTGTTCCATCCATATCAACAGTTTCTTCAGCCAAATTATAAGAACCATCTAGACCTTGTATTCTTAAAGTTCTAGCACCTGTTCCAGCTACATCGTCATTAGTATCATCACTAACAACATCAACAGTTACAGCTGTAGATTGCCAAGGATAGTCGTCTCCTGTTTCCCAAATAGTTTCAAAAGCAAGTGAGCCAATACTAGGATTATATCCAAATTTATTAACCATAGAGTAACCAGGAACTTTACCTTGCTGTACGGCTAAATAAAATGGAATGTCATCAACTGTACTTCCACCTGTTATTGGATTGACATTATTACAAGAAGACATGTTAACAACCAAACCTTGAATTAAACCAAGTAAATCTTTCTAATTCTTTTCTTAAATCATCTTGAAATGAAAAATTAAGTTGGTCTTTTAATGTAGATAAAGATTCTAAAATCTGTCTTTGATTTTCGACATCATATTCTTGTTTTGGTTCTGGTATGTATGAAGTTATTTTAGCCATTAGAAAAATCCTGCTGTATCATCAGTAGCAAAACCACCTCTATCTCTACCTGCTATATCTGCATCACCTCTTCTGCTACCTCGGCCTCCACCGCTTACACCTACATCAGCACCGGCTGCTGCTCTTTTCTCTGCTCTTTTTGCTTGAACATAATCTTTTAAAGTTGGTGACAAAGCAAATGTTGTACCTCTTATTTTTTTATTTAATCCCTGTAAAGATTGTATACCACCTCTAAGTATATTCATTGGTGTTGGAATGTTTCCTAAAAATTCAAATAGTTTTGCAATACCTGATGGTTCTTTTTTATAATAACCAGATTGTCTTTTATAAGCTTCAACTGTATCTGGAGCTACAATTGCTTTTCCTGTACTAGGCTCAATATAATAAGGCGTTCCATCATCAGCTTCATATACATCTACTCCACTTTGTTGACCTATAACATTTGGTGTATTTGCTACACCATAAGAAGTATCAATTCCTAAATTTTGTAAAGGAGCCACTGTAGTAATACCACTTGGAACAATATCTCCAGCTATATTCATCATATTAGGTCTTGAAAGCACATTTGCTTTCATTTGATTTTCTTGAATTAGTTGATTAACTAAATTTTGATTTTGTAAATCAGGAACGTTATATTGATTAAGTATGTCTGAAACATTTATAAAAGGTGAAGCTGCCTTAGTATTAGTTATACCAGTACCTAAATTAAAAGTTGGAGTTATGTTTTGATAACTTAAATTAGGAACTGAAGGTGGTTCTGCAGCACTAGCTGAACCAAAAATACTATCAAAAAACCCTACTTCAGGAACTTGTTGTTGAGCTTCATAAACAGATTTCATTTGTTCATAAGCAGGTTGAGATGTTAGCATTATATTTTCTTTATTAGGATCATATTTTTTAGAAAACTGTTGGTCATAATACCTTTGTTCCATTGGTTTTAATTGATTATATAAATTGTTATAATTTATTTCTGCCATTATCTTCTTCCGTCTGGTTTTATATCTACTCTTAATGTTCCATAACGCCAAGTTTCACCTACAGCGTCATTTTCAATTTTGATTGCAAGAAGCCTGCCTCTTGCTCTAGTGTCCACTTTATCAGTGGTTGATGTAATTGTAAAGGGACCTAAAGGTGAACTTGTAGCAGTTTCCGATGGATAATTATTTAATAATAATGTTACTTTTGAATTACCTGTAAGTACTTTAAAATCAGGTATAAATCTTCTCATTGACATAATAAATTCACCATCACCTCTAAGATCAGCAAGACCAGTTGTTTGACCTAATCCACTTTGTCTTGCAGATATATCAAAGTCTCCTGATTGAATATAGGCATCAATAGAAGTTGTACCAGATGAATTTATTTGATCGGTTCCGGTTTCATGAGCATAGTAAGTTGATGCACCATTAATGTTTGTTACTCCTTGAATATCAAAACTAGGTGTAGCAGTAGTATCATAATCGGTTGCATACGGTAAATCATATACGCCTTGATCAATATAAGAACTTCTCCCTAATGATGAAGTTGTCCAACAGTTTTCTCCATAGTTATACGTTACACATCTATCATTTTGAATAGAACCATCTTTTGGATAAAACCAATTAATTTCATTATATAAAGTATTGTGTTCTGCATAAACAATTTCTGATGCAGAATAATTAATTCCTAAATTATCTCCAGATGTGGTAAATACAAAATCTTCTACTAAACATGGTATTGCTTTAACCGTACCATCGTACATAAAAAATCCACCTTCACCCGACATCCAAAAGACAACCCCATTTGAATAACTTAAAGCGTGTTGAGCAATTAATCCACAATTAGTACCTACCTGTCTAACTGAAAAAGTAAAAGGTGGACCAACGAATTGAATAACATAAGCCGATGAATCGGTTAATACTAGTGTATAATCTTTACCAGATACTGCTCCAACAATCACATTACCTTTATCGAGTCTAAAGGTCCCTGCGGTATTGGTTGCAGTTGGAGTATAGGTATTATAATCTTCTTGATTTGAAAATCGAATAAACATTGGATCCTGAGTCGATGTATCACCAATCGTTGTTTCAGTTCCAAAATGAAACACATGTCTATCTCTATCAGAAACTTGTGTCGATCTTGATGCGGTAGGTGCACCTGACATAGTTGTTGCTCGAATATCTCTTGCACCAGCGGCTCCGGCATTCCAAGTAAATGTTTTACCATTATGAATGGTTGCAATTAATATTTGTCCAAAGTTATCTAGACTCCAGTTGCCTGGATCCAGAATCACGTTACTAGTAGATCTTGGTGTACCCCATGTTTCAGCGCTCCAAGTCGATGTTCCCCAACCATATCCTGCAGTCTCAATAGTAGGTCCCACAAATACATAAGGATCAATTTGAGCAGATCCAGTGCCAGATGTTGTACCTGCTGAATTGGTTGGCATTGTAATTTCAAAAGTATTAGCAGTTACATTTTTTATCTCGAACGTATTATCTTCAAAATCAGATGTTGCATAACCCGATCCAGTTGGAACCGTAACTGAAGAAAATTTTACATATCTTCCATTCTGTAAATTATGTGTTGTTTTATTGACAGTAACCGTTGGTGAACCGGTTGTTGCATCAAAATCAGCTCCTGTTAAACCTGTATCTAATGGAGTGATGTCATAAATTTTATCCGAGTAATATAAAAATAAACCTTGCGAGCTTCCAATTGCTACATACTTTTCACCGGCTAAGGATTCGAATGCATGTTGAGCACGTGCTGCTCCTGGTATGGTTTGATTAGTTTTACTAAGTTGTGACCAGCCCCCTATCTTTTCAGGTAAACCATATCGAAATCTGACAAAATCTCCATCGACCCATTGTGATTCAGCACCTGAATCGGTTACTTGTTTATTGAATCCGGGTTTGAAGTTAAGTTTTTGTAGCATACTTTAAAATATACCAGATTATGTGTTATAGCAAGATTTCTTATCGAGCAGTTGCTGGTATTCCTGTAGATGTAACAAAAGGATTTTCAGCAAATGCCATGTAGATGTATGTGCCACCAGATGCATTAAATAAATCTCCACTTGCTCTTATTTTAAAACCATTACTTACAAAATCTAAACCATTTGCATTGTTAGAAGCTTCTGCGTTAGTTAAATTTGCGTAAATAATATCATTTGTAACATTAAATGTTGATCGTTTGTTATCCCAAATACCCCATTCATTTACACCACTTGATTTTTTAATCATAACCCAAGCAGGTTTAAATCCAGTATAAACAAATACTCCATCTGAACTTCCATTGCCTGTGTATGAGTTAAACTTACTGAACCCTTTTATTTCTGCGAAGCAGTAAGCTATAAAGGTTGCACTTGATGTGTTTGCTTCTGTACTAGCACCAAGAGAAAATGTTGAAGATGTTGGCGAAGTGTCATTCCAATAAAAAGAAGTAGTTTCTTTTGCTGTATCTAAATTTAATTTCATAGCAGAAGTATTCCCCATAGCTTCATGGTATGTAAGCCAATGTGCTGAACTAGAGAAACTTCTTCCTTTACATATAACCATTTTTGGTGCTACACCTAACCCATGACCTACAGTTGCATTAGCACCAGTACCTGTATAAGACACAATACTAAATCCACTTGTAGTGTTTGCTGAAACTGTTGATGTGATACTTCCATCTGTGTTTGATGAACCACTTGTGTTATCAGCTAACCAGTTCCATGAAACCTGAGATGAGCCATTAGCATTGTAACCATGATCGCTACTATCTTGTGTAAGTGTAAAACCATCACTATCAAAACTTTGCAAACCATTGGTTGAATTAGTAGTATTTTCTGCATCAGTTTGATCTGATTTTAAATTTTTCTTAACTCCTCTAACAACATCTGCAAGTCTATGATGTTGTGATGTATCTCTATCTTTAATCCATATAAAATCTGGTTGAAATCCTACACCTGTAATTGATTGTGTATTAGACGTTGGATAACCATTACCTGTATAAAGAACAGTATTAAAATAATCGTCTGATTTATCTATTGGTGTATAAGCCATTATCCATACTCCGCTAAATTTTTTGTGTTAAGTGCATAATATCCTGATGGTACAGCATATTCAAAGTTTCCGTAGCCATCAGCATCACTATTTCCTGATGAGATTGTGTAAGATGGACTGCCAAAATTACAAGAAAGTACACTACCCGAATAAGAACTAACACCAATCATATAAGCTTCTAAAGCTACTCTATTTGGTAAAGCAAAACCACCAGTTCCAGAAGCACCACTTGTGGGGTCACCACTATTTATAAAAGTTCCGTTTTTTGAAAAATAAATATAGTCATTATCTAAATCAAGAGCAATTCCTACTATTGTTCCATCAGCCATTGAACCTCCAAAAAAACCTAAGTTAACACCATTAGATTCGACATTTCCGCTTTGAGATCCCCAAGCTATATTAGTTCCAGAACTGCCATTATCACTACCCAGCCAGAAATTAGAAATAGTTTCAGCTAAGTTTTCACCAGTTACACCAAACCAAGCATAAGTACCTGAAACTTTCTTGAATTCCACATACCACTTTCCTTGATTTGGTGCTATTGTAGATAAAGCACTTTTCCAAGCAGCAGGTGAATTAGTATAATTTAAATTACCTTCACTAAAACCAGTTCCAGAGCTACTATATAAATTATTTAATACTACTCCATTATTAGTCGGTGTATCCGTAGTTTGGTCTATGCTAGTTAAATTATTTACAGTAAAGTTATTTCCATTACCACTATCGTCTTGACCCAATGCAGCAGAGTTTTCAAATGGTAAATAAAATCCATTTGTACCAAAGGTTAATCCAGATACATCTATTGGTTTCCAGATTCCTGAATCTTCGTCAAATTCTCCAAATGATGTTGGTTCTAATGCTTGTCCATCTATAAATACTGTTTCAGCAAGATAACCATCTAAATTAGTTCCATAAAATGCGTCTCCTATATAATGAGTTCTTGCTTGATTAACCACACCTTGATAATTTAATGCTGGATATACAGCAGCATAAGCACTTGTTTGTCTAACACCATTAACATAGATTCTTATTCTATCCGAACTTGTTGCATCTGTAGTATCCCAAACTAATGTAAAATGATACCAAGCTGATGAATCTCTAAAAACATTATTTAATTCAAGTCTATAGTTTCCAACTGTACCACCACCTTCGTATTGTCCGTACTGTATTCTATCTCCTGGTCTAAATAAAAAATATGCCTCTCCACTTCCAGCATAATCTGTTCCTAAAATATTCATGTTGGCATTACTAATGTAAGCTCTTTTAACCCATGTACTAAAAGTCCAAGTTCTTTGATTTCCAGCACTAGGAAATGCTCTAGTTAAAGAATCATCACTACCATCATTAAATCTTAATGAGTTATCAACGTCATAACCCCCTGCCGATTGGTTTCCTCCAACTATTAACACGTTAGATTACCTCCTCTGGCCACTCTCCTAAAGGTCTTGTATACACAGGATCTTGTTCTGTTCCTGTGTTAGTATATTCATATAATGCTTTGAGTGCATCGACATTTGCTGCACCATCTATTGCTGTTTCCATTTGATTTGATTTAGTTCTAACTGCTGCTCTATACGTTGTAATATCTGCAGGTACAGTATAATCAGAAACTTCAGTTGCTTTAACGACATACCAATCTGTTTTAGCAAGTAATCCTGCAGCTTGATCTTTTACAATTCTTTTCTTTTCAGTTTTTAAACCATAGTTAATAACTTGAACACCATCAAGTAATATAGGGTTTCCATCTCCGTCTACTGCATTTTCATCATTTAATCTTTTAGCAGTTGCAGTTCCCCAAGATTCAGTAACTTGACCATTTGCAAATGCAATTGTTGAATTTGTATTTATATAATATTCTGTGTCTTTGTAATTTGTTTTATCGACAATTATTTCATAAATTCCAATAGCTTCTTTTTCAGCTTGACTCCATTTAGTAAATATGTCTTTTGGATATTGTGTATCATTCAACACAAATCCTTTTGCATAATTAAATGTTTTTGTTACTTGTCCATTTTGTACTAATGCCCACATAATTTTTCTCCTAACTTAATGTTAAAGCTTGGTTTCTTCCAACCTCTAACCACTTTGTACCATTATATCTAAACACAAACAAGTCCCCTAAATCAGCGGTTGTTGTTAATGTCGGTGCAGTATCTGAAGCAAATTCATAAACTGCGTTCCAAGTTAAAGTTCTTGAACCTGTACCATCCTGTATTACCAGTAAAGAGACGAATTGTCCAGTAGCTCCTCCAGTTGGAGCAGCAATAGTTCTATTGCCTCCTAGGGTTACTTTTGCTACGGGTTCAGCATTTACAGCCCAATTTATAGTCGCTCCATCCGTTAATGTAGCTTCTGGATTGTAGGCTGCATCATTAAATTTAACTAATCCAGTACCTTTTGTAGTAATGTCTAATCCCACATTTGTATCATCTCCTGCTACAGATAGTGCAGGATTATTACCTGTTGCAGCATTGGTCATTTCAAAATAATTAATTGCAGTGGTAGCTTTTTGAAAAATTAATTGTTCATTATCAGAATCATCTCTAATTCCTTTTGCATCATCAAATTGAATGTCAAAAGAATTAGTATCTAGATCTCCGCCCAATTGTGGGGAAGTGTCATCTAAAACTTCTTGAATTGCATTATCAACAAATGTTGAATCAACAACATTTGTTCCATCTGAATATATTAATTTAGTTCCTTTATCAGTAGTGCTCCAAGTAACACCTGTTCCAGAAGAAGTTTTAAATGTAACAGTAAATGCTCCACTAGTTGCATTTTCAACTAAATATGTTTTTTCAACGGAATCAGGAATAATAACATTTACATTAGAAGTAATAGTTCCTGTTAGTTTTATAACTTGATTTTTACCATTCGATAATACACCATTTGAAAAAGTTAAAGTAGCACCTGTTGTTGCATTCAAAGCAACCGCATCATAACCACCAATTGCTTGTTCTAAAATAAGTAAATTAGTATTAGTAAAAGCACCCCAAGTTCCTGAGTTTTCACCAGTTGCTTGTACGGTTAGTTTTAAACTTGTCGATGTAGTATTAGGCATATTTTAGATTCCTTAAATTATATCATAATATTTCATTTATGCAGCAGTGTCAACTTCCGTCCATGGTGAAATTGTTCCTGTATCTACAGGATTCCATATAACATTTTTAACACTTCCTTGAGCCATTGACATAGAAAGTCCTGTAATTTCAGCACTCGCATCATCTGCAGTAGCAGTACCTTCTTGCATAGTTAATTCTTGACCAGTTACTTCTGCAGGGGTTAATGCATCTAAAACTGCTGTGCCAAGAGAAGTGGATAAAGCAAAACCAGTTAAAGAAATATTTGCATCTCCAGTAACATCTGGAGCATTTTCTTGCATAGTTAGTTCTTGACCAGTAACTGAAACATCTGCGTTTGCGGTTACTGTTACGGATTGAACAATACCATCATTTGTGAAAGTAGTTGAGCCGTTCGCACCGTCAAAATGTAATAAAATTGGAATATTTTCATCTGCTGTGTATGCTGAAGTCGGTGGAGTGAAATCTGTACCTCCATACTCGTCTACATTAGCTACACGAAGTTCATCAATATAACCTTCCCAGTTATTAGAACCGTTAAAGTCAGAGCCAATATGTATATTTGCTGCGGTTGGTGTTGCACCAAAAAGTGAACTATTTTGTTTAACACCATTAACAAAAACAGAATAAGTATTTCCAAAAGGATCACCACGAGTAACAGCAATATGCACCCAGGTATTTTCAGAAAATACATTATTAATGTTAAATAAAGTAACATTTCCACGAATAACCAATAAGTTATCCGTAGACTGACGAAGGGCTATTGTATCATTAGATGTTGAATCTCTGCTATCAAAAAAGATGCCGTCCTGAGTTCCGCTAGTTGGACGTACCCACATATCTACTGTAAATGGATCGCTTCCAAAATTGTAAGCTCCTTCTGATTCTAAATAATCTCCTGTGCCATCTAAAAGTAAACTTGCTCCACCGAATTTAGATTGAGCCGTAGATATTTGAGCATCTCCAAATCCAGTAAATACTAAAGGACTTGGAAGTGATACGCTTAAAGACTGACCAGTGAGATCTACTAGTGTATTTGCATCTAAAGTTAATGTTCCTTCTGTAGCAGTTAATTCTTGACCGGTAATATCAACATCTGCGTTTATGTTTGCTATAACTGAACCTAGATTAGCAGATAAAGCTTCACCTGTTGGAAATGCAACAACACCTGCAAAGATACCTACATCACCTTCTGTGATAGTTATATCTTGACCAGTTAAAGAAACAGTTACATCAATAATAACACCAGGAGATGTTTCTGCTATGGTAAGTTCTTGACCAGTTACTGCTACAATCGGATTTTCTGTAATTGCAGCGAATGATGATTCTGCAAAAGTATTAATTCCAAAAGCCATAGTCTAGGCTCCTGTTTTGTTTTCTTTTACTTCTTCTTGAGGTAATTCTTTTTTTAGTAATTCAGAATAATGTGTTTGCAATACTGTTAAATCATTTAATTGCATTGAAATTTGTTGTTTTTGAACAGCGATATTTTGTAATTTTTCTACACAAAGTTTTGCTTGTGGCGATAAATCATCTGTATCGTATTCTTTTTTATCAAAATTAAATTTCATATTTTATCCTTAACTTACTGTTAGTAATAAGTTTCTACCTACTTCTAACCATTTTGTTCCATTGTATCTAAATACAAATAAATCTGCTTTACCGCCTGTTGTAGATAAAGTCGGAGCTGTATCTGATGCAAATTCATATACTGCATTCCATGTTAATGTTCTTGATCCCGTTCCATCTTGAATAACAAGTAAGGATGCAAATTGACCTGTGCTTCCATTCGTTGGAGCAGCAATTGTTCTGTTTCCACCAAGTGTTACTTTAGCAACAGATTGAGTATTCATATTCCAAGATATAGTTGCACCATCTGTTAAAGTGGTTTCTGCAATATAACCTTTGTCGGTTACTAATGTTCCTGTAACATCAACACCCGCAGGTTTTGCTCTCAAAATTTCAGTTTCATTAACACCTAAAACAACATCTCTTGATGCAGAGTTTGTATAAATATTCATTGCATCAGCATCTAACGCAATTCCAGCTTGATAACCAACACCATCTATAGAAATTTGTCCATTACCACTACTATCCATACTAATATCTTCATTAGCAGCTGTTATATAAATACGCGCTCCTGATCCGCTAACTTCTAATGTTCGAGATGGAGAAGCGGTGCCAATACCTAAGTTGGTTCCATCAAAAGTTAGATTAGCTTCTGCATTCATGGCATCTGTGCCAGTTGCAGTTAAAACTCTGTTGTTAGAACCATTAGACATGAAGTCTGATACATCAACAGAAATTGAATCTGCTGCAACGTCAATACCAGTCCCTTCACCTACTGCAAGAGAACCTGAAGTTGTGACAGTTCCTGTTAATCCGTTTCCACCTGATACAGAAGTAACTGTACCTGTATTTGTAGTAAATCCGCTATCATTATTAAATCCTGAGATATTAATATTTGCTTTTGTAAGTTTTTTCTGTGCATTAACACTATCCACTACAACAAAAAAATCTCCATCAGCGTCTGAAGTAGATGTAGTTAGTTCAGATAAATCAACATCAATAGCATCTGCCGTAACATCAATAAGAGCACCTGCCCCAACATTTAATGTAACATCTCCAGAAGTTCCACCACCTGTTAAACCATTTCCTGCTGTAACACCTGTAATATCTCCAGTAGTTGGAGTTTGATATTCTAAAGCAGTTCCAGCTCCATTAACTGCAAGAACTTGGTTTGCAGTTCCAATAGTAGTTAAACCCGTACCACCTTTTGTTGTTGGTACAGTTGGTAATCTATCTGAAGCTAAAGTTCCTGAAGCAATGTTTGTAGCATTTAAAGATGTTAAATTTGCTCCACTAATTGCAGGGAGTGTTGCTGGGAATCTTGCATCTGGCACTGTGCCACTAGCTAAATTATCTGCATCTAAGTTTGTTAAATTAGCACCACTAATTGCAGGAAGTGTTGCTGGGAATCTTGCGTCAGGTACTGTACCTGAAGCTAAATCAGACGCATCTAAGTTTGTTAAGTTAGCTCCACTAATTGCGGGTAAAGTTGCAGGAAACCTTGCGTCTGGAACAGTTCCAGAAGTTAATTGTGTTGCATTAAGAGCTGTTAAATTAGAACCATCTGCTGCTGGTAATGTAGCAGGAAACCTTGCATCGGGTACTGTACCTGAAGCTAAATTATCTGCGTTTAAATTTGTTAAATTAGATCCATTGTTTGCAACAATGTTTCCGCTTGAATCTAGTATGACCGCTTTAGATGCAGGAAGAGTACAAAACACATCTTTAGTTCCTGCAGAAAAGTTTACTGCAGCATCACTATTAGATGATGAAATAATTGTATCTCTAGATAAAGTTCCCGCGCCAACGGTACCAAGACCTACTTCAAATTCTCCATTTTCATTTACAATTGAATAATATGTTGTGTTAGTATTTCCAATTGCAGTAGAAAAAGTTTCGAAACCTGTAATAGCACCTGCTAAAGTAAGTGTACCTGTACCTGTAGTAGTAGAGGTTTCTCTTACCCTATCATTTACAACTAATGCCATTTAACCTCCTATTAACCAGAGATTCTTAATATAGCTGCCGCTGTAGTAAATGCTGGAAACTGTACTGTGAAAGTTCCTGATGTAGCTGTTTTATCCGCTCCAAAATCTAAAACTGCAACTGCTGCATTAGTAACTGCAGAAGATGTGTTGTAGATTAATGCACCTCTAGCTGTCAACGTTACACCTGTAAATGATAAATCTGCAAAGTCAACAATTGCAACACCTGATGCAATTGAAGTATTTTGACCTGTCAGAGCACCACCACCAGCTGCATAAGTTCCGCTATTAGCAACTTCATTAGTTGCTGCATAAGCAGTAGTCGCTGAGTTTAGAGTTGCTGAAGAAGTATAAAGAGCTAATTTAAATTTATCACCACCTGATGCAAAGTTTGCATCACCTTCCAGTAATTGTTTTTTAAACGCATTTGCAATCGCTTGTGTTATAGCCATAGTTTATCTCCTTATTTTCCTCCGACTCGAGGAACACCTGATTGATATTCATCTCGTCTTCGTCTTCCCATTTGTTCTATAGAGAAGCCTTCAACCACTTGTTTATACTTTCCTTCATATAATTGCAAGAGATCATTTGGCCCCTTTAAGAAGCTGTAAGCTTCAACTAAGCATGCATACAAAAGTCCGTTGGGAAAATACTTACTTAGGTATGTTGTTGTATTTGTACTCGATAAACCTGGATCTTTCAAGATATAATTTAATTGAATTTCATAAGTTGAACTTGGTGTAGGAGCTAAAACAATGGTGTCTTTATCCCACATACTGTAATATTTAGGTTCTCCTGTTGCCCCTGTTGAATTATATTCAGACATAAAACTTGTATCTCTATATTCTAAGAAGTTTCTAGTACCACCTGACCCACCATCTACAATTTGAGCTGATCGAACCACTAATAAATCAGCAGGTACATCTATAAATCTTTGTGAAGTAATTAAATTTGCTGTTGCATATCTTCTATTATTATCAGAATCAACATCTCTAAATATTCTAAATTCTGCATTTTCAATAATGCCATCAACAATCGTAGATGTTAAAACATTACTATCTACTTCTGTGTAATCTCTAATTTTTTGTACTAATTCTGCGTATGTCATATTAACCTTGTAACGTCACTGGTCCTGCAGTGCAGCTATCGCCTCCTCCGTATACATCACCTGAAGTAGCAGTGTCACTACTTGCAAAGTAATAATAATTAGTTGTGTCCGTTATATTACCACTTGAATCTATTTTGCCAAGTATAATACTAAATCCTGATGCGTTATCTATATCAGTTACACCATCAAAACTAGGTATATCTCCAAACCCAGTTGCATTACTTGGTCCTCTAAATCTAACAGTGTTACCTGTTGATCTATTATGAAAAGGTTCATAAACATTTATATAAGTTGTACCGGCATAGTTAATTGTTTCAAATGGATTTGGATTTAATAAAATTAAAACTTGCGGTTCTGTTCTATCCGGTCTTGCATTTTCTAAACCTGTTGGATCAGCGGTATGTGGTTTTGGTTCTAATTGTGGTTGCTTTGGTTCAAACTCTGAAATATGGACTCTTGATCCATTCCATTCAATAACCATTTCTTTGTATGGGAAAGCCATACCTGATCTATCAGAAATAAATTGTGCGTATTTACCATTTGATTTAGACATTTGGATAATAAGTTTTTGGGGTTATAAAAGAACTAGATGAAGAACCATCTTCTTCTAATGCTCTTTTCAATTCATCTTCATACAATAATTTCATTTGTTGAACGAGTTGTGGATTAAATTTTTGTGATAAATAATATGCAAGTCCTGCTACCATACAAGGTACAAATCTATATGGTACATCTGCTTCATTTGTATAGGCCCCGGCATCCTGAATCCGGCTAACATAATAATAGTTTAGAAAGTTTCCGGCTTCTGTAGAACCAGGAGTTAAATATAAAGTAATTGTAACTCTATCAATAAATCTTTGTACAAAATATTGTGATGGAACACCCGTAGATGTTTTATTTGAAAATGCTTGATACTCAGATCTATTTATTTTTGTAAGTGGTGTATCAACACTAGATGCATTTCTATAACTTGCTTCTAATATATCATCAACTCCATAAACTGAATTTGGACTTGAAGTGCCATCAGCTGTTGATCTATACATTACATATTCTGCTTGACCATCAACTAATGTAATAGAATTATTTTTTACTTGCCAATAATGCAAACCTCTATTAGCCCATTCTTGAAACATTATGTTCAAAGAACGTCTTGCAGTTTTTATATCATTACCAGAATAATCAAATCGACCTACACGTTCGTAGGCTTCAGTAATTATATCATCAATATAAAAACTTGATTCAAAAGTTGTAGTCCCAGAAGTTGCCATTTAAACTCCTATTTGTCTAATAATATCGTAGCCGCAACGTCCGCACCAATAGCATTTACAGTCATAAAACTTTTAAATAAAATTCCATCTTCTGGAAGATTAAATGCAAATACATCACCTGCTGGACAACTTGTTACAAACTGAGTTCCATCTGTATCTTGTAAAGTAATAGATTGAGCTGTAGTAGCATTTGTATTTTCAACAATGATTCCTCTTAATCTAGTTCTTCCTGCGAATACAGATCCAGTTCCTGTAACTCTTACTGCTTTTACATCACCTTTAGCTGCCATAGTTTTCTCCTATTAAAATTGTGTGGGCCCGAAGGCCCACATTAATTATTTATTACGCTACTGTTGCGCCACTGTTTGAAACAATAACCCAACCAATAGTATTTGCCCAAGCTAACATTACTGTGTCATTAACATCAGCAAAAGCCATGTTAGTCCCATTAGCAAAAGTAGCTGGAGTAACTGTTGCAGTTCCACCACCATCAACAACCATAGTAATGATTTTGATTTGACCTGCAGTTGTACCATCAGCTAAAGTTACTGCAGCAGCACCAGCAGCTGTAGTTAACTCTGTGATAAGGTTAGTAGTATCAGCTGCACCTGCACCTGATAATTGTTGCACACCACCTCTAATTGCTTTTCCATAAGCAGCATTAGATGTAATTGCACCTGTAGTTTCGTTTTTAGTTATGTCTTGGAAACCATTTTCCGATCGGACTGGTCCCGTAAACGTAGTATTTGCCATAGTTATATCCTCCTAGTTTCTGAATACTGTCTCTAGGCCGTCGACTATACTCGTCAGTATTCTAATTAATTTGTATAGTAATTATTTTATATATTAAATTATAGAAAAGTGCAAGGTATCCCTAGGAAAAAAGAGTCATTTATAGTAATGTAAAGTCCTAATTAACCAGCGTAAAGATGAATTTCTTCGTCTCTAGGGTTTTTAGGACTCTCTTGCTCGGCTAAGATTTCTCTGATCGTTTTCTTGATCTGATCTCCTAGCAAAGACATTTCCGGTGTTATTTTTCCGCCGTTCTTTAAGAACAGTTCATTCCATTTAGACTCGAACTGTATTTTCCTCGCGAACAACACCATCTTTGGTTGAGCCATTGTTAACCTCCTCATAGGTTATATAAAAATCATTTACAGTACTTGTGTATTGTAAATCATTTTCTTCCCACTTTATATCAGATTTTCCTAGAAAGTCAATGATATGTGGATGAAGCTCTTCTATTGTATTAATGTCTTTATTGCTTTCTATTTCAAACTTTGTTTGAAGATATTTTGTAAATATTTGTACTAAGTATTTTCTCATGAATCTCACCGTTGTAATTTGTAAATGGGGCCGTTTTAAGGCGGCCCCATTAAATAAGGTTAATTACGAACCTTCAACACCGAAGATACCTCTAGGGTCTGATACTCCAAATGAGTATCTTTCTCTAGCTTTGTATCTAACGTTACCAGTATCGAAGTCACCTTCCATTCCAGTTGTTAGAGGCGCTCTTTGGAACATTTTCATTCCAT